ATAACGCGTCCCCAGTTTGTTCCTTGTAACCCGCCAAGAAATCCACCCATAATTCCTTCTCCCTGGCTCCTTAAGTCGGCCGTACCAACGCCGCTACTTACGCTCTGTCCAATATTAGTTCCTGAACTATAAGCATTTCCTTGCTGCGAGTTGACACCGTCTGCTGCGTTACCTCCCAATTCTGATCCAGCATTTCTGGCGTCACCTCTCCGCCGTCCGATGGCGTTTAACGCACTGATAGCTGAATTACCACCAGCTCTATCAAAAGCTGACATTCCATTTTGCGAAGCAGATTTACCAGCACTATTAAGTACATCTGCCGCAGCACCCATTGCATCAAACTTTTTACCGGTTATACCAGCAATTAAAGATTTTAAAACTATCCCGCCTATCGCCTGAAAAGCGCTGTTATAAGTTGCGATAACAGTTATCATGCCGGCAATCAAAGCCCCTGTCAGTTGAAAGACGTATGGGGTAATTTCTAGTATTGATTTGGCTAATGTTCCTAACATCGCAGCAAAAGAAGCAACTATTCTTGGCGCGTTATTACCAATAGAATCAAAGATAGAAATGACCATATCTGTAAACTGTCCAATAATCAAAGGTATATTTTGTGTAATAACGGACATAATACCAAGAATCATATTTACAAACTGTTGTGCAATTTGTGGCACGCCGTTAGCTACTGCCGTCACAATGCTTATTATTGCCCCGACAAACACAGTTGCCATAATCGGAACATTTGCTAATACGGTTGTTACAAACACTACAATGCCTAGAGCTGCAGCTTGAAATGTTGGAATGATTTTATCAGTGACACCAGTTAGTTTTACAAAAGCGTCAATCATCAATGCAATTCCTGCTGTTGCTGTACCTATTCCAACACCTATACCGAAAACTGCTGCGCCAAACACCCCAATTCCAACAGCGCCTGCCGTCAACAACGGACCTGCTAACGCAAACACCGCCACCAAAGCTGCAACCGCTACCGTTACACCTGCTAACGCTGCGATACCACTCATGCCGGTTTTGGCAAGTTGCGTAATTGACATGACAAGCAGAGCTACACCGCCAGTCGCTAAGGAAATCCCGGCACCCATTTCGAGTATAGCAAGTCCCATAGCAATCATGCTTTTAGCGCTAGTTTTCGCTGCGCTTCCGACTGCTTTAGTCCCAGCGGCAGCGGGCACAGAACTCGTTGCTACCGCAGTGTTTCCAGTGGCTATTCCAACCATTTTCAAACCAAAACTAACAAGACCTTTTCCAGCAGACAACAAAGTTTTTCCAACACCTGTCAATAATCCTGTGATTTTACCAAAGTTTGTTATAAATCCGCCGGTTGCTGTAATAACTGGTCCGATAGCCGGAGCAAGTCCTAAAAATTGTCTAGTTACTTGAGCGAAATGATTGTTGCTTTCTGTGGCCCAATTCAAGCTACCGTTTACCATATTCAAGAAAGAACCTGTCACACCAGAACTACCTGACATCGCTTTGTTTCTAAGGCTCTCCCAGTTACCGCCAACTTGCTCTATTTTAGAACCAAGATTCTGTTGCATTTCATTTGCTTGTTTTTTCAAGAAATCTGTAGCCGTCTGCGTGCTTGAGGAGGCTTTATTCATTTCATTTGTAAATGCAGTCCAACTTGTCGTTGTATTATTGGTTGTATCTTTAACAGATTTCATCAACGGCAAAATGGCAGCCATACCGGCAGAGCCAAACATTGTTTTTAATGCTGCCGCTTTGTCTGAACTAGACATATTAGCCGTTGCATCGCCTATTTCATTCAAAATCTGTGGCAGGGGTTTCATGTTCCCTTGCGCATCAGTCATAGACAATCCGAGGTCTTGCATTCTTGCAGCGCCCATTTTACTTGGTGCTTGCATAAGTAACAATGCGTGGTTCAAATCTTGTGACGCTTGTGCAGCGCTAAAGCCTCGGTTAGTCAACAAACCAATAGCTGTAGATGTCGTCTGCATGTCGATGCCGGCATTATTGGCAGTCCCGCCAATGGTTGCTAAAGCTTGTTGCATGTCTTCAATAGACGCGTTTGATAAGTTAGCCGTTTGCGTCAATACCGCTGCTGCACGCTGTGGTGACTTAATTGAATCACCCCAAATATTCATCGACTGTTGTACAACGCTGGCTGTCGTTTGTAAATCAGCTCCTGCGGCGGTGGCGGCTTGCGCAATAGCGGGAAATTCCGACTTGATCGTATTAATTGAAGCCCCATCTCGCGCCATAGCAACCATCGCATCCGCCGCATCTTTAGCGCTCAAAGGTAAGTCTGCCCCCATTTTGTTAGCGACATCAGACAGCCCTTTTATATCTTTAGATGTTCCGCCAGCTATAACTGCAGCTTGGTTCAGGCTGGCTTGAAAGCTCCCGAAACTTTTAACAGACGTAATACCCATAGCCGTTGTTGCTGCACCAACACCCATCATCGTCTTTCCTACACCGGACATGACCTTTTGAGAAGTAGCCATCGCGCTTTGCGTTGAACCAGAAACCGCGCGCATGGCCGATTGATAATCAGATATATCAGCTCCTATATGCGCTGTGACGTTTCCGCCGCTATAGTTCGCCATATTATTTCCTTTCCCCGAACACAGTTAACGCTTTGCGATACAAATCAATACGTTCTTGTTCAGCTTTTTCTTTCTTTTGTGGGTTATAAGCATTCTCAAGCGCAGCTTCTTGCTCTTGCCGGTTGAAAATATCCTTGAACTTTGGT